TTTGCCATGTTAGAAGTTTCCTCCGTCTACAAGATTTTCAACGGTGCGAGTTTGATCTGCTTTAAATGTACCACTTGTTGAATCAAAATACACTACTGAGTTATTGACTTTGTTGGAATCATTTAAGTTTGCTCCAGTGGTACTAAACTGTGGGCCTTGTGGCCCTTGTGTTGCAACTGTTACAACACTGGTATCGCCATTGACGGTAACAGTATTTCTTTCAGTTGTGATACTTACATTAGTCATGTCGTAGTGTAGCCCTCGCTTACAAATATTGTACCCTCTAAATAATATTCTTTGTCTCCTGATCCATTTACTAATAAAACATCATATTTTAAAACATCAGGAGTAAAGGTAGCAGTTTGCGTATCAGTAAGACTAATACTTACAGATCCAGCGGATCTATCTGTATAACTTACAGAAAAGTCAGCATATTTTGTAGTTCGTGTTTCTTCCCAAACTTGAGCAGCAACAGTAAATCCATTTAAATTGATTGCGTTGTTATCAGAGTCTTTAAAAATAAGCGGTATTGTATGATCCGACCTTCTTTGAAGTGTAAAATCGTAAATTCCGGGTTCTATTGCCATAATTAAACTTTAATTATATACATCATAGCTATATTTCTTGGTCTACTTTCAGTAGTACCGCTTGGCCCTGTATTCCCACTATGAGTGCTTGTATTACCAGAAACAGAAAATGTGTGGTTGTGGTCAGCGTTCATTGCAAAACCACCAGCAGGAGTTGGGTCAATGGTAACTGGTGTAGCATTTGAATTGAAATTTCCTAATTTACTAAATACACCACTTGCAGTACCACTTACTGCATAAGTCTCTGCTATTTGTTGCACTGTACCTCTTAATGTTTTAGTGCTTGTTGTGCCGCTATCAGAAAATGAATGGTTATGAGAAGTTGTGTGAGTGTGCTGTGCATTATTATTACTTTGATGACTTCCAATAGATCTACCACTATCAGCACCTCTTCCATTATCAAAACCTCTTATAAATTCACCTCTTAACTCTGGAACTTTAAATGTTGAGCCACTTGCAGAGCCATATTGTGTTCCAATAACAGCAAATAGAGCAGCATAAGTTGTTCTGCTTATAGATTGTCCGTTACATTCTAAATAACCAGAAGGAACTGTTGCTACTGCCATACAAAACACAGAACCAGTCGGAACCCCTTGTACTAACGTAAAACTTAAATTACCTGATCCATCAGTTTGCAAAACACCTCCATTAACAATTGAAGAGGGTAAAGTAAGACTGATACTTGAACTTAAACTAGATGGTGCTTTTAAAGAAACATTATTAGTACTTGCTGCATTGTCGTAACGTATAGCTTTACCATTTTTAACGATCATACCATCATCATCAAAAACAAATCTAAGGTTTCCAGCAATTGCAAAACCTAATTTATTTGAGGCTTGTCTAAAAATTCCTAAATCGGTATCTCCATCAAAACTTAAGGCAGGGCTACTAGAACTATTAGAATTATCAAGCCGTAAGGCACCTGTCATTGTGCCGCCTGACCTTGGCAGTAAACCTAAATTAGCCTGATCTACAGAACCTATTGTAGTAAATCCATTATTAGCTGCATTTCTTATCTTTAAATTATTACTATCTGCGGTATCCGCATAAAACATAAAAGACTCTGCATTTGTAGGATCGGTCCCACCTGAGTTATTTGTTTTAATTGCTTCAAGAACAGCATTGATGTCACTTCTTACGGAAGCACCTGACGCATTGGCAATATTAAAGTCTGCTACTTGAGCCATTTAAAAAATTCTTTCCTCCATATTACACCCCTTTGCCGAAACCGACAGCCGAGAAAGTAAAAGTTCTAGATACAAAACTTGTACCATTCTTAATTTTTATTGTAAATCCTGTACCAGTAATATTTGATAATGCAAAAAAGTCTCCAGCTTGAGCATCTGTAATTGTAATTCCTACAGACGGTAAAAAGGCATTAACTCCCCCTAAACCAGATGTGCCTGTGAAAAATGGTTTACCAAATGTAACAGTTTTACCAGAAGATGAAGTACCAGAAGATTGTGGTGCGACAGATAAGCCACTGCCTGTTTGATAAAAACGCTCAGTTCTTGATTCAAACTCTGCTGTATATCCCGCCTGTTGCACATTCATGTTTTGTGAAGTGTCTGTAGTTTCTAAAACTAACCTAAATTTAAATCTACGACCTTTGAATGTTCCATTTGCGAAGTTGTTAAAGGGGCCAAAACTACCAGTGTTTGCTTGAGAAGTTGCTACTTGCATCTGACAGTTGACTTCATTTGCTTGTGGCCCATCAAAGTTACCATCAGTAGCATAATCATCCCATAACGATCCAGCTGGAATAATGGTTTCTATATCTGTGCCATTTACAAAACCCACAGAGCGTATAACTCTTTTTAAATCAAGAGAAAATACAGCACCTAAATTTAAAATATCTTTGAAAGCGTATTCTCCTGATGAATCATTAACTGGATTAGTAAGCTGCAAAGCACTTGTTGTATTGTTAAATGTTGTATTTGTTTTTGTACCTTGAAATGGTGGAGAATCTAAATCCTCTCTATCTAGTAGTATTACTTGTTTTTCAGCTAAGTCAGGCAAGTCCACAATTATGGATGCCTCTCCTGTACTGAAATTACCCTGATCATCTTGAAACTTAAGAATATATTCTCCTTCTAAAGATGGAACAATAACATCTGTAGTATTACCAGCTAATGCAGTAACAAGATCAACTGAGTTTTGAAACGTACCACTGCCATCCGTTAGATTACTGTGCCTCACATAAACCCGTCCTCCGTGAACTACATCTGGATCTACAGATTTTGACCACCTAAGTCTTACTAATTTATCATTAATAGGCTCTATAGATAAATTTTGTACATCTGCTGGGGGTGCTGTCTTACCAGTGGCATTAAATGTGATGTCACTAGACGTTGCTGATAATTTTAAAGCAGCGTTATATGAGAAAACCCTAAATTCATATGTACCCGCTTCTGTATTAAAAAGTTCAAAGTCGGGTCTAAATACAATTTCACTTACCCAGTTTGCACTATTAAATCTATATTGAACAAGGTATTGACTTACACCTGTTACTGAAACCCAAGATAAAAGTATTTTACTGACAGCAAGAGCATTTATAACAACAACTCTTTCATTTGCTGTTAAGTTATCAGGTGGATCTTTTGGTTCGTTTAATAAAGATAACTTTCTTTCTGGTAAAGCTATTCCTTTTTCAATATTGTCATATTTACCATTAATATAAGTTAAAGCTGTTATTGCATAATTAATACCATCTTCTTCTTCAACAGAAATAACTCTAAAAGTTTGTGCCTCTAAATTTGAGCTTTGCAATAACCAAATAGCATTTGTATTTGGTGTTGCTGATAAAGCTGAATCTAATGTAATAACCCCAGAAACTACACCTGTTACATTTTTAGTTTCGACTGTGCCATTAGGCAAAATAACGCTACATTTTTTGTTTGAGCCAGTAAATGTATCTAAGTTTTGTGTATTATCAACAGTAATTTGTGTTGTGCTTGCTGTTTTTATTCTTCCTGATCTCCTTTCTACACTACGCACTGGATCATTAACAGAAATTACAGATCCCGGCCTGACAATCGCACCAGCATCTATAGATGTTGTAAAAGTAACAATTTCAGATTCATTCTGTTCACTAAATAATATCGCCTTACCTAACCTTTGAGCTTGACCACGGGAAGTACAAGCAAATGCTTTTACATCTTTCTTCACTATTCCTATCTTGGCTTCCGCTGCTGTATCTTCTACGACTTCATAATCTATTTCTCTGCTTTCCATATTGAAATAGCTAACAGATATAACAGAGTGTCTTTGCCTTAAACTACTGCCAGAATATGAAAATCCTCCTTCACCTACGTTTGCCAAACTAAATAAATAACTTGGATCAGTTGGTCTATCTTGTGTAATGGTTACAGAACCTTCAGACCATATAGGAAAACATCTCATAACCCCAGCTAATTCGTTTATCAGTTCGTATGCTTCCATAGATCCCTGTATATTTACATTGCAACTAAACCTTGCTTCCTGTCCTCCAAATCCATCCGATACAAGTTCATTTGCATATCTACTAGCTGCTACAAAACTAAACAAATCTAAATTACTATCTGTAATATGCGTTCCAAATCCATATCTTTCGGTCGTGAGAAGGTCTAGTAACACCATACTTGGGCATGAACACCAAACAGCAGCACCCATTGTTCCATTAAATATATAACCATCTGGATAAACAATTCTCCCTGTTTCCAAAGATACAGAAGGTGTACCAGATCCACCCGCACCCGCACCCGGTATTCTTACTTTCACGCCACGAATACGAAAAGCTCTTTTAGGAATAGAACTAAACTGTTCAGAGTCAAGTCTTAAATTTGTATAAGCACTATTAGGGTATGTGCTTACATCATCAAATATTTCTGAAAAGCTTGTCCATTGAAAAGCATCAATTAAATTTGAATCTGTACTGTCTGGTGTATCTCTTTTCAGTCTTACATCAACAGGAAAAGCGCCAGTTAAAGTTACACGGTATTCTTTTTGATATGCGTCAGGTGTTCTTCCTTTAACTGTGTCATTTATAACTTGAGTAAAACCACCTCCGTTATACTGAATAAAAATTTTTAAATTAACTTCTGAACCAATTAAATCTCCTTTATCAGTAAGTTTTTGTAACTGTGGAAAAGTAATCGTAACTTTAACCGCATCGGGATTGCGACTTGGACTTCTATCTGCAAGCTGTCTTGTTACCTCACCTGATACACCAGCAGTTACCGTTACTCCTACAGCCGTTGTAGATTGACTACTTTCAATACCCGGAATGTGACTTTGACTTGAAGTCCCAAAACGAGGTGTAAATTCTACGTTTTGAAAATTAAAATCTTTTGGTTGTGGGCTGGTATTATTGGCACTAGCGTTCAAAATAGGAGTATCGTTTAAAAATATATCTTTTAAAGCTGCGTTGTTATAAGTTGTTGATCCTTTTGTAAGTCCAGCTTTTGAAGCTGTTGCAAAGCCTTCTATCTCTCCTTCAGATAATAGATCTTGAATTGATGCAAACTGCCTACTGTTTAAAGTATCTGGCGCTCTTGACGGTTGTGGCGGGGGTGGAGGAGAACCACCACCAGAACCTTTAATGATTTTATCTGTCATGCTGTCACCTGATTAGTATCAATACCAGCAGAAATCACAACTGATCCTGTTACTACTTCACCGTAAACAATCGGGTGGCTAGTTCCTGCACGGCTAGTATTTTGCACCCCAGAAAAACTAAATGATATGCGTGGATCTTCTTCATTAGCAAATTCTGGCATTTTGGGTACAGGAAATAACATATCTGCTACTCCACTTAACACTAAAGCGCCACCTATACCAAAAGTTGCTTTTGCAGCAAGACCAGCTTCAGCAAATCCCGCACTTAGTCCTTTAGTTAAAGTCATTGGGCTACCAAATATTGCCCCAGAAAAAGATAATCCAATTAGTGCAGCGCCTAATAAAACCTTTCCGAAATTACCACCAGCACCACTTATCACAGGAACAATATTTATGTCAGATTTACCTGTGGGATTTTGAATTTCTTTTTCGCCTATTTCATAATCATTAACCAGAACTTTATAATATCTTTGATTCATGTGTGCCTCTAACTTAGGAAAGTTAGTTACAAGAAAACGTATAGCATCAGCAGTAGAATCTATAACAGCTTCTAATTCTTTATGACCTACAAAGTCAGCTAATTCTCCATAAAGTTTAACTTTTCTGAGCATAGCGATACCTCTTACCAGTACATTTTAACGA